ATGCAGGGAGGGGGTAGATCCTGCGACCCCCTCCCCCCCTACCTCTCTCAGACAGCCAGAGACTCAGGCTTAGGCACCATGATGTGCACACCAGACACGTTGAGTTCTACAATCTCTTCAATTGCATTCTCAATTGCCTGACTTTCATCTACTTGTGAGAGATCGTTGCTTGTGACAACGATTCTACCAAGCAGGGACAGTGAATTGTAACCATGAGACTCGTCATACGCTTTCCACTCATCGAACTCAGTAAAGGGGTTCCATGGATTGTCGATAGTGGACAGCATGTGCTCTTCCATGTAGCCTCCTTACTTAATGCCCTCTTTGAGAGTGGTTAGGGAGACACCTAGGTCCTTAGCAACCTGTGCCTGGGTGTAGCCAGCAGCAAGCAACTGTCTGGCACGTGAGATCTTGGCGGAGGTCATCTTGTGCGGTCGCCTAGGGGTGGCGTGTTGACGAACTTGATCAAGATCTGCATGAGTAAGGATCTGATCAAGCTTAGTTTTGCGGATGGCGCCGGCTTGAATGGCATCCCATTCGTGCTTTGTAATCTCGATGCGTGTCTTTTTAGCACCGACACGGGCCCGCATCTCGTTCAATGCTTGAGACTTGATCTTCTTGAGAGTGACCTTTTCCATGTCGGGGTGGGCTTTTACTTTTTGTGATACCACCGCATTGGCTAGGACTTGTGCTTGTCTCTCAAGTGGTGCGTTACGAAGGGCGAGGTTTAACTTGGCTTCGAGTGAGGCCACCTCATGGGAATATGCTTGGCGTGCTGAGTCAGAGTGGGGGATAGGCTTGGCATTGAGTGCCTCTAGTCTGGCACGCTCAGCCATGCGCTTCAGTTTGTTTGAGTGGTCGGCATAAATATGCTCGATCTTGGTACCACCACCTGATGATACTAGACTGCGTGCATCATCAGTGAGGGCCAGGCGCTCCACCTCAGTAGTGACTGGTACGGTACGCCCGTCTTTCATCACACGTGTAGCCCCGGTTGGTACAAATATGCGCTTGCCACTCTTCTTGTCTACTGGTCCACCCTCAGACGCTAGCCTTAGCTTGCGCTCAGGAATACGACTGGTTGCACCCGCTCTTGAAATAAGAGTAGATGCACCACCACCTGCCTTGTCCTGGTACTTCTGCTGCAGCTGAGATATGTTGTTGTCTCTAGCCGACGCCTTCCAGTCCAGGTTGTGCTTCTCAGCATCGATGACTACCATCGAATGACGCACTGCTCTAGCAATATCAGCAGGCGGTGCACCCTTGATGGTCATGTCAGTAATAAGATTGGACACGATTCCCATCTGCACGCCTTTAGTGCGTGCATCCATGGTTGGAATATCACTGTCCACCTTGTACATGGCGATAGGGTCGAAGCCCTTGAGTCCTTCCAACGCTGGCGCAGTCTTCACCTTGCCATGGTTGTTAGGGATCACAAGTACTGTATCACCATCGAAGTCAGCACCAGACAAGCGTTGTGCGACTGCAGCGTTGATACCAACAGCATCCTTGGCACGACCTAGGGTCTTGATCGCTTCTCGGTTCCTGTTGTTGACAACCAATTCAGGGATCTCAAATATGCCACCATGTGGGTGACGAATGAGAACCACACGATCACCATCGTTGTAGTTCGGAGCGTAGATCTCCGTTTCCTTCATCGATGCGATCGGAAGGATCACATGTGTTGCAGTCTTAGGAAGAGCTGCTGCCTTGAGATGCACAGCTGCTGAATCAGCATTGTCCGCAAAGGCTTCAAGCAGTACACGGCGGACTGAGGGGTTGGTCAACGCCATGATCTCGTCGAACTCTGCTTGCCTTGCTGCGGATGCTTCCTCAAGCTGTGCTTTGGCCAAGGATGGGCGCTGTTTTGACAGCATCTGGGAAGAAAGGGTTTTGCCCCACTTTCCCCAGTCACCTTCCTCATTTACGATGTTCATCGCTGAGGTTACCTTGGTGAGCTTTCCTGACGCATCTTTCTCACCGATTTGGTCAATCACAGCACCAAACGGATTGTCAGGATCATCCTTGATCGTTTTGAAGGCATCGTGCTTCTTGCCTGTGTAGCTCTTGTTCGTGTTAAATATGATGTCCACACCCTCAGGCATGTCATCCTTGTACATCGCCATACCCTTGAGGTAGTGCGTGCCATCGACCATCACACGAACCTGAGCATAGTTGGAACCGCCCAGTGAAATATCCTTGACCCCTGGGCGAACGTAGATCACGCCATCGGCTTCTGAACCACCATCTTCGGCATAACGAACCTGCACACGCCGAGAGCTGATGGACTTCGGTGGTAGGATTCCATAATATGTCCTACCACCATCCTCGCTCTGTCCGAACGGAAGGCGAATATCCGCTCGAGCTTGGTAGGCCTCAGAATATGTCATGTCGGGAGGCGCAAGGACCTTCAAAGAGGTCTTTTGTCCAGTGCCCAACTGCGGCACCTGAATATAGTACAGCTTGTAACCCTCATTCTTGAGCATGGTTACAGCCGCACCGAGCTTCTCCTTACTGACACCAATATGACGCTCGACACCGATGCCCACATCAACGAGCTTCTTGGCAGCGACGCTATCACGCAACATCTGGGCAGTGGAATCCAAAATATGCGCTTTGTCCGCCGTGTGCTCCGAGAGAAGTGCTCGCACAGACGACTCGTTGAGGTTCATCCTTCGACCGATGGCCGAGTTGGAATATCCCTTCTCCTTGAGTCGCTTGGCTTCGCGAATCTGCTCCTGCTTGGCCTGAGCACGTGCGTGCGACTTGATCGCACGATACTGAGTGGTAGTCATGCCAAAACCTCTGGCAATCTCAGTATCGCTCAATCCTTGGCGACGCAGGTGCTCCACCGTGTCTAGGAACGAGGCGTTGCGTGGAGGAGCCTCGAACCCTTCGGGATGCGGAACGTTGTTGGTTGAACCCCACGGATAGCGACCAGAGTGTCGCGGTGTTCCGTAGTGTGCCAAATATGTTTCGGCATCGATGATCACGCGGCTACCTCCAATCTCCATCTCTTGAGGAGCTTGTCGAATGTGATGATCTTGTCCATGATGTGAGCGATCAAACCAGGATCGACCTCATCAAATATCTTCACCTCATCTGTTTGGTAGAGGCGAAGGTCCATGTCGATGTCGAAAGGCTTGAAACCGTACTCCAAGCAGAACAAGGCTGCGTACACCTCGAGTTGGTGCTCGGAGGCAGGCGTCACACCAGTCTTGAGGTCATGGATGCGAAGCTTGTTCCGGTTGAAGCTGATACAATCAGCAGTCCCGTAGGCATTCTCAGAATATACCAGCATCTGCTCTGGTGACATCCCGAAGCCAATTGCATCGTTGACGTACTTCGCCACGGTCCCTTGGCCCTGGAGCTTCTGTCGAAGCACAATTGCGTTGTGGGCGAAAGCGTGCAACGCAACACCACGACGGGCAGCTTCGGCAGTAGCGAACCTAGCGGCCAGCTTCTCCTCGTCGTAGTTCATCCAGTGGTAGCTGCTGGGACTTAGAAAGGCGTGGGTTCCTACCAGTGGCGAATGCGAATTCCAAATCACGTAGCACGTCCTGTTCGTTCTGGGGGTGGATAAATGCCGCGTAAGACATCCCGGCGAGCAACGAAATATAGTACGCCTGGTTAGGCTGTTCCGTTGCGTCAGCACTTGCCTTTACCTCAAGCATCGCCCAACGGTTCCCGTAGAGCACCAAAAGATCTGGTACCCCTTGTAAATATGACGCGTCGTTCTTGAGCACGAAGCATCCCGGGAATCTGCGACGGAGTTTTCGTATGAGTTGTGCCTGATACGCACTCTCTAACACGTTTCCTCCCTGCAAAACCATAGGGCGTATCCTGTCCCTTCTATCATACCCCGCGTTTGCGCAGCGGTATAATATGTACGGACTAGGAGAGTATGCGGAACTGTTGACCTGTGGGCCATACTCGATCCCGATACCGATGATGGGCTGTGTAATTCATGGCTGCTTCGGAGACCTCATCGATAAGCAGGCCATACTTCATAGCCGCCTGACGCGGTGTAAATATCTCGCCAGTGCCCACCTCTTCGATGGTCATCTGAGTTCCCAAACGACGATTCAGGAACTGATTGTTGTACTTCATGGCAAACATGCGGGGGCGCCACATCAAGTTTGAAATATCGCTGTTGAAGCGATCGCCATCCAGGTGGATGAGGCTGTCGAAAGGTTCCCTAGGATCGGGCTCCATGAAGGCCGACGCGACAAGGCGCGACACAACTCGGCTGAAGTGCTGCCTGCCTCGTGTAAGGCCGACGTAGACAACACCTTGCCGGTTAGTCATCTTTGCTAGAATACGACCAGTAACGTCGTTACGAACCTGCCCACTGATACTGACAGAATATCCCTCGAAGTAAGGGATCTCACTCCACTGAACCTCGAGATACCTAGGTGCGACACGCATGGGGTGGTTGCGCTCCTTTTGTCCGTTTTAAACTGATTGGTACTGGTTTGGACTCATTCCGTCATTTCTGAAAAAAACGGCCAAAAACTTTCTTGAAAAGCGAAAGTTAATATGTACGTACATATTAAGTTCACGCGTAGGGAAAAGTTTTTAGCTTGTTTTTGACGGATTTGACGTCGGGATTGTCCGTTTTGCCCTAGATCCTCCTAGATTGGTTTTCCAATCGAAGGTGGATTCGTTGAAATTGCGCTTCTCAGCAAGGGCCTGTCTGATTGCACTATCGATCGAGGAGTCACTGATCAGAGTGTAGTAGTGTAGTCCGATATGCCCCGTATTGAGACGATCGATCCTACCATGTGCCTGATGCCACATTTTGTACGAATATGTCAGGCTGTAGAAGCACATTGCATCAGTCGACGTGCAGTTCCACCCTTCGGCTCCAGCGGCGTACTGGACCAAATATACCCAACGCTCAGACGTCGGGATCGGTTCGTGCTTGTGACCGTTCCACTCGGCGAGCACGAGATTCGTCGATGGTTTCCCAGAGACTCTCGAGGGTTCGCTCTGACTCAACCCACTGTCTGTAATAAGACTGCGCAGCTTCATCAATTCGTAGTCGAAGTTGTAGAAGACAATCAGTCGGGGGTGCTTCTCCAGCAGTATCCGCACGGCAGCTATCCGTGACTCGTCGCCATTGACAACCTCCCGAGTTACACGGAAGAGTTCGGCTACGTCCTTGAGCGGCGTCCCAGTAAGGGGATTCCATTTGCGTTTCACCACCATGTTGTAGAGGGATTCGTTGTACCCGACGGGCACATCGATAGGGTAGCGGATAGTCTTCCGCTCGTACTTCATCTCCAC